TGCGCAAAGCGATCAGCGCAGAATTTGCTTGTATTAAATCTGCGCTAATCGCAGAATCACCCTGAAATCAACTCAGGGCCCCGCCATGACTCCCTTAAAACGTGCACGTCTCGAAAAGAAATGGACGCTCGCCGATGTTTCGGCACGTCTTGCTCAGATCGGTGACGCCATCGACTCCGGCAACCTCTCTCGCGTTGAACGCGGGGTTCAGCGTGCCTCCGCAGGTCTTGCAGAAAACCTGAGCAAGGTGTTCGACGGCGAAATCACCGAAATCCACATCCTCTATCCGGAGCGCTTTCCCGACTCCGGTGAACAGGCGGCCTGATCATGTCGACGAGCCCATTGAACCAAGAGCAGACCGTAAGGGCCCGCAAGAACTACTCCGTTCTCATGCAGAGCCTTGCATCGATCGGCAACGCCCCTGTCGCACTTGCAGTGGGTTGCGACGAGGCAACTATCAGCCGCATGAAGCCCGAGAAGTTTGAGCAGTTCTGCCAGATCCTGGCTGTGCTAGGGCTGAAGGTCGTCCCGAATGACATGCGCTGTTTCAACCAGCGCGACATCGAAGCGATCTTTCATCAGGCCAAGCGTTGGATGGAACACGTCCAGAACGTCGACCAGCTTGAGGAGAACTGACCCATGGACTGGCTCAGGCTCTGGCACGACATGCCCAATGACCCGAAGTGGCGGACCATTGCCCGCGTATCACGCAGATCAATATCCGAAGTCATGGCGGTCTACTGCCATTTGCTCGTTATGGCGTCTTCAAATCCTGATCGAGGTCACGTTGACGGCATCACCTGTCACGACATGTCACGCGAAAACGTGACAAACGTGACATTTGTGACATGTCACGAAATCAATCTTGTTGAGGGTATTTCGACAGCTCTCGACATAGAAATTGAGCACGTAGAAGTCATCCTTTCCGCAATGCAAGGGCGTGTTTTGTCCGGTTCGAAAATGTCCGGGTGGGATGGGCGTCAACCGAAGCGCGAAGACTCCGGAGCCAATGAATCCGGGGCCAAATCAGCGGCACAGCGGAAACGCGAACAACGGGAAAGGGAAAAAGCTGAGGCTCAAAATCCCGGATGTCACGATGAGTCACGCACTGTCACGCAAAGTCACGACAGAGAAGAGGAGAGGAGATTAGATACACCTCCTCCACCACCTATTTACGCGAGCGAAGTTTTCGATTCGCGAAACAAATTCAGCATGACCCAAGACTGGCTGCCCTGTGAGAAGTCCTTCAGCGCTGTGCTGACGATGAACGCAATGGCAGGCCAGACGCTGCACGCCGACCTACTGCTCGAATTCAAATCATTTTGGATCGCCTCCCCCGACGAACACCGCACCCACGCCAAGTGGGAGCACGCGCTCGCCATGGCCATGAAGCGCGATCTTCGCAACACACAAGCCTCTGGGAGAACCACCCATGGACACGCTCGACCTGAAAACACTGCCCAAGACCAAGCCGGCCGTGATTCCAAATCAAATCAACGCAATGGTCGACAAGGCTCAAGGTCAGCTGGTGACCAGGTCAGAGACGCCATTGCCGACCGAGAAGCCCGAGAAGTTGTCGCAGAGCCTGATGGACAACCTGTGGATCAAGATGGTGGACATGTACGGGCACCGCTGGACGGCGAATTTCGGCGTATCAGCTGATCCCAACCACGCTTGGGCATCGGTCCTCAAGGGCCTCAATGGTCGACAGATCGCCAATGGATTGAATGCTTTGGTCGAGAAGGGCGCCGAATTTGACTGGCCACCGCCGGCGAACGTCTTTCGTGCCATGTGCCTGCAAGTGCCAGGGCTGCCAACTGAATCGCAAGCATGGGACGAAGCCCTGATCGGTGTTTACAGCCACCCAGCTGTGCGAATCGCCGCAGAAGCCACCAGCACGTTCGACCTACGTTCGGCCAAGCAGGGCGACAAAGCACTGCGCCAACGCTTCGAACGCAATTACGCCATCGTCGTGCGCCGTGCCCAGACCGGTCAGCCACTCGAAGGCCGAATTGCCAAGGGCCTGGGACACGACAGCACCCGGCCGCGCGAACAGGTCCAGCTCGAGTACTCCCGCAAGGAAGCGGAACGCATTGTCGACACCCTCGAAATCCCCAAAGACCCAAAGGCAGCGCGCGCCATGCTGCTGGCCACCGTCGGTATCCGGAGAGACAAACATGCCTAACAAACCGAATCCATGCCCGGTATGCGGTCAGCGCGACTGCAAGGGCCTGCAAGAAACCGATCCTGTTCATGAGTATCGAGGCAAGGGCAGTTGGTTCCTCGGCTGCCACTGTCCGGGTTGCTCCCAGGCTCGCGATGAGTCCGGAGGTTTCATGGGAGCTTTGGCTGATCACATGAGCGGGGGGGCCCGTGGATAACTTCAAGCCCGTTTCGTTCTTCGTACCCACAGAGCCAGTGGGGAAGGGCAGGCCACGCGTCAGCACCATCGGCGGGCATGCACGCATGTTCACGCCAAAGAAGACCGCCAACTACGAAACCCTGATTTCCATGGCAGCACAGCAGGCCATGCAGGGCCGTGAGCTGATTGCCGGCCCCGTGCTGATGGAACTGGCCATTCGCGTGTCCGTCGCAGCGTCCTGGTCGAAGAAGAAAACTGCTGAGGCACTGGCCGGCGTGATCAAGCCAACCAAAAAACCCGACATCGACAACATCCTGAAAGCGATCTGCGACGGCATCAACGGCATCGTTTTCAAGGACGACGTCCAGATCACCAACGTTTCGATGAACAAGCGCTTTGGGGAAACCCCGGGCGTTTCCGTGCGTGTCGTACCGCTTGAGGGGAAACCATCGTGAACACAATCCTGTTATCCGGCTTCTTCGCCCTGTGCGCTCTTTGCTTCATGGGGATGAAGCTCTACTGGCTCGGTTTACCAGCTGTCTGCCAGTGAAACACCGAACTACGCATAACTACGCTTCGAGGGGAGAAACATGAAGCTGAACAGCGCTCGTATGGCATGGCACGATTGCTCATACACCGAATCACGCGGGGGGCTTTCATCGCTTGAGCAGCAGAGCCTGCTGGGCGTCTCGGTGCAGACCACTGACCGAGGCATCACCGCAGACCACGCCATGCACTCAACGCTGGCTGGCTGGGTGCAGTCGGCAATCGCCAAGCTGCACCCGCAGGTGCGTGTCTTCGGCGAGTTCATGTATTCGCCACACATCACGCGTGAGTTCACCGAGGATATCCGTGAGGCCGCCGAAGAAGTGGTCTACGGGATGACGCTGTCGAAGTCACCACGCATGACCAGGGCGAAGAAGGACAAGGCTGTGTACGTTGTAGCCGGCGTGATGCACCGGTACCAGTACATGCACCAGGGGGGCCAGTCCTCTAATCCTGATCCTCTGAGCAAGCCGGAAACGTTCAGGGCTTGGTTATTTGATCACCACGGCGTGCGCATCGAGTCCTGTGCCTGGGCGAGGGACTGGGAGCCGCTCATTCAAAAGTGCTTCGAATGCTGCGAGGACCTCGATAGGATGGCGCTCGGCCCAATTGGGGCGATCATCTACGACATGAAAGAGGCGGCGTGACATGGAAGGTTTGGCGTGGCTGGACGTAATAAAAATCGCCGCTGGCTCCGGCGTCGTAGCTGCAGTGTTCAACGTGATTTTTTCAGCGGTTAAGGAAAGTTTGCAGCGGAAGGAACAGCGCCGGCTTGATGCTGAATTTGACGCCATTCACTTAATTTCAAAGCTGGATGCTCTAGCTGTGGAGTGTGCGAACAACTTCTGGATTTTCCATCAGGCATGGGGACAGGCGCGAGGGACGATACACGAGAAGGATGTTCCCGGCTGCTCGAAACCAGATGTGACCATCGATGCTGGCAGTCTCGCCAAGATAGATCGTTCAATCGCATGTCGAATCGCTTGGTTGGAGAATGATGTTTCACTGGGCGATAACGGAATTCGGGCCAGATGGGAGGCTTACATGGACGGCTACGAGGCATCGGAGTGCTATGCCGATCTTGTCGGATACTATGGGTACGAAGCCTTGTTAATCTCGAAAGCGCTCAGGGAGAAGTATTCCCTTACTCATGCCGGTGCTGGGTGGGGAATGCCTAAGATTGAGGAGCAGCTGAAGACCTGCTCAGAGAATACAAAAAAATTATTCAAAGACGACGATTGACTTCCCGCACGGCTGGCGACATGCTTTTCCCACTTTCCGTACTTCGCCCAGCGCGAATACAACCCCAAAAACCCGGCCATTGAGTCGGTTTTTTTGCTTTATGCGGATGGATGCGCAGGCTGATGCGCTAGATTAGGTAGGCAGCGAATCGCGGAAGTCCGGGACCCGAAGTCGAATTATCAAATGCCGGAGATCAGCACCGGCCATCTGCACCAATTCAAAGCCTCGCCATCGTGCGGGGCTTTTTCATTTCAGATGCGTGGTAGAGCAGCTTGGTAGCTCGCCGGGCTCATAACCCGGAGGTCGCTGGTTCAAATCCAGCCCTCGCAACCATTTCCACCGCTCCCAGCGGTTTGGCCGCCACCTGACGGCCTTTTTTATTCAGGCTGCCTCAACAGACATCACCAGGCGTTTACCGAGTGCAGCCAAAGCGCTTTCAACTTGCTCGATTTTAGAGCTGTGCTCGAAGTCCACTAGGCGATCAACCTTCGACTGCGCAGCGCCAAGCAGGCGGCACAGGTCGGCTTTTCGCATGCCCTTATCGCGCATGGCATTCCATAGCGCGATCTTGGCATTGACTAGGGCTGACAGGTGGATGACGTGCTGGCCCTCTTTCGGAGGCGATGCCCGAGGGATATGCCGCAACTGGTCGACATAGATCGACAACGCTACCTCAAGCCCATCGGCAGCGTTATGCAGCAGCTGTTCGAGCGTGTCGCCCGCGCTGTGTGCTTCTGGGATGTCGTCGCACGATGACCAGAAAGAGCCTACATCCTCGGTCACGTTGATTGCATAGTCGTACATCGCATTACCTCTTGTGGAGCTGATGAAACGGAGTTCAAAGGGTAGAGCCTCAATCCTTGAGGCCCAGTTGTTTGATGATTGCCTTCCTAGTCCCTTCGGCCATTTCCTTGGCCCCGTGGTTGGGAAGGGTTGTCTGCTTGCCTTCGTAGTAGATTTTGAAGTGGCTTCCTTTTGCCGTTTTCGAAATCTGAACCCCTTGGGCTAACAGCCACCGCTTGAACTCATTACATTTCATCAGCTCTCCTCTGTTGTGTTGATGGGTTCATCATACACCACAAATGGTATAAAACAACTCTTTTGTGGTTTGTTTTAATGAAGTCTTTCAGGGTCAATTCAGGCCCTTTTTATTCCTCCGGAGTTCCAAATGGCTGAACCAGCAAGCACAGCCGCAGGTGTTCTGCTGGCGAAGTACGGCATTGTCACCGGGTCCTTCATCGGTGCAATTCTGTCCCTTGGTTTCCTGAAGGACCTGACCCGTGGCCAAGCCGCAACGGCCGTTCTGACGGGCTTCTTCTTCTCGATATTTCTCACCCAGCCGGTAACTTCATTCCTCGCCCGCAAGTTGGATATGGCGATGGACGATTACCTCTTGTGCGGAGTGGCCTTTGTCCTGGGCCTGACCGCGATGAACATCATTCCGGCCATCAAAGCGGTAATAGGGGCGTTCCCTTCAACGCGAGGTGCCTGACATGAACACCATAGTCACAAGCATTGACGCGCTGCTCTGCATCCTTGTGGTGCTGGCCGCGTTGGAATACCTGCGAGCGGTCAACGTTTTCAAGCATCCGGTGCTTGCTGCCGCGTTCTACCTGGTGGCCATCGGTGCATTCGGCCTGGTGCTGGACATGCTCCGTGGTGGTGGCGCCTCACTGTTCTCCATGACGCTGCATGCCGGTGTCGTGCTGTATGCCTGGGCGCGCCGGCAATACATCTTCATGCAGGATTTCGAGTTTCCCGGCTATGAGCGCAGAAGCGGATATCAACCAATAGGGGGAAGCGGCCAAATCAAAGCCCCGCCGCGCAATCCCTAAGGAGTTCCCATGGCGCTGACAGCTAAGCAGCGTCAATTCGTAGTCGAGTACTTGATTGACCTGAACGCTACGCAGGCTGCCATCCGGGCCGGGTACAGCACCCGAAGCGCCAAGGATCAGGCATGGCAGCTCATGCAACGCACCGAGATCGTCGAGGCGATTGAGCTGGCCAAGGCCGAGCGCCGCACGCGTACCCAGGTCGACGCCGACTACGTGCTGCAGCGACTCACCGAAATTGACCAGATGGACTTCATCGACATCCTCGAAGACGACATGTCCTTCAAGCCTGTTCGCCAATGGCCCAAGGTCTGGCGCCAGTACCTGTCGGGCTTCGACCTGGCGGAAATGTTTGAAGGCTCCGGCAAGGACCGGGACATGGTCGGCATTCTGAAAAAGATCAAATGGCCGGACAAAGTCAAGAACCTGGAGTTGCTCGGCAAGCACGTCAACGTGAACGCTTTCCGCGAGCAGCTTGGCATCGGTGACCCGAGTGGCGGCCCGCTCAAGTCGATTACAACCACAACCACGGATCCGGTAGAAGCGGCCCGCATTTATCAGAAACTGATGTCAGGCGGATAGCATGCCCATCCCATTTCCGTTTGACTTCAAAAAGCCGGATTACCTTCAGGTGTTCGAATGGCGGATTGAGCGGCTTTCACGCATCCGTGAAGATCCAACAGTGCTCCCAGCGCTGCGCACGTTCTACCGCGACAACCCTGCCCAGTTCATCATTGACTGGGGCATGACCGCTGACCCTCGCAACGTTGAGCGAGGTTTGCCTGCATCCATCCCGTTCCTGCTGTTCCCGAGGCAGGAAGAATGGATTGAATGGTTCATGGACCGCTGGCGCAACCAAGAGCCCGGAATTACCGAGAAGACCCGGGACATGGGCATGTCATGGCTGACCATCGGCCTGGCTTCGACGGTGTGCATGTTCAACTCTGGCTTCGTTGTGGGCTTCGGCTCCCGCAAAGAGGAGTACGTCGACAAGATCGGCTCGCCAAAGTCCCTGTTCGATAAGGCGCGGACGTTCATGCGCCTACTGCCGACAGAGTTCCGGGGCACTTGGAACGACCGTAAGCACGCGCCACACATGCGAATCCTATTCCCTGATTCCGGATCGGTGATCACCGGAGAATCTGGTGATGGCATTGGCCGGGGCGACCGGACCAGCTTCTACATCGTGGACGAGTCGGCGTTCCTTGAGCGTCCTCAACTGGTCGACGCTTCGTTGTCAGCCACCACCAACTGCCGGCAAGACGTGTCGACACCGAACGGCATGGGCAACTCGTTCGCACAGCGCCGGCACAGCGGAAAAATAAAAGTCTTCACGTTCCACTGGCGGGATGATCCGCGAAAGGATGACGCCTGGTACGAGAAACAGGTAAACGACCTGGACCCCGTCACTGTCGCTCAAGAGATCGACATCAACTACGCAGCCTCGGTTGAGGGCGTGGTGATCCCGTCAGCTTGGGTACAAGCGGCCATCGGCGCACATCTGAAGCTTGGCATCGAACCAACCGGCATGCGCCGTGGTGGTCTCGACGTCGCGGATGAAGGCATCGACAAGAACGCCTTCGCCGGGCGGCACGGCTTCCTGCTCGACTTTCTTGAGTCCTGGTCTGGCAAGGGTGGCGACATCTACGCCACGGTGGTCAAGGCTTTTTCGATCTGCGATGAACGCCAATACGAAATGTTCGACTACGACGCCGATGGACTTGGCGCCGGGGTTCGCGGTGATGCCCGGGTGATCAACGAGTTGCGCCGTGAACAGGGTGTTCAGCAGATCAACGACCAGCCGTTTCGCGGCTCTGGTGGGGTCCACGACCCCGAAGGCCAGATGGTCAAGGAACGCTTAAACAAGGACTTCTTTGCCAATGCCAAGGCTCAGTCCTGGTGGGCACTGAGGATGAGATTTCAGGCGACATATCGTGCCGTTGTCGAGGGGATGCCATTCGATCCGGACGAACTGATTTCGATATCTCCTGATCTGGCCGAATTGTCGCTCCTGACCATGGAGCTCTCTCAGCCCACTTACACGATCAATGCCGTGGGCAAGGTTGTCATCGACAAGGCACCCGAGGGCACGAAATCACCCAACCTCGCTGACTCCGTGATGATTTGTTATCAGCCGGCGGCCAGGTCCATCGACATCTGGAAGAGACTCGCAGAATGAGCAAAAAGCATCAGTTGAGCGCTCGGGCTGCGAAGGTAAACCAGCAGACCGACGCTGCGCGCAAGGCGTTCATGACGGGCGACAGCTTCCAAAACTTCACCGCGCGCGTGGGGCTTGGTACCAACAACCAGCACAGCGACAGCAGCTACGGGTTCAACTTCGTCAGCCGTAACCGCATCCAGATGGAAGCGGTTTACCGGTCGAGCTGGCTGGCTGGGCGCTCTGTTGATTGCCGGGCCAAGGATATGACCCGCGAGGGTATCGAATTCAACTCGATCATGCCGCCAGAGGAAAAGGACAAGTTGTCCCGGGCGTTTGAGCGGCTGCAAATCTGGAAAAGCCTCGGCGACAACGAAAAGTGGTCGCGCCTCTACGGTGGCTCCATCGCCGTGATGCTGATCGATGGCCAGAAGCCTGAAACCCCATTGCGCCTTGAATCGATCGGCAGAGGCCAGTTCAAAGGCCTGCTGGTGCTCGACCGCTGGCTTGTGCAGCCGTCACTGGAAAATCTGGTAACTGAATACGGTCCAGACCTCGGAAAACCGAAGTATTACACCGTGGTTGCCGATGCCCAGGCGCTGGTCAATCAGAAGATCCACCACAGTCGGGTGATTCGGCGCGAGGGGGTTGAGCTTCCCTACTGGCAGCGAATCGCTGAGAACGGCTGGGGGCAATCTGTGCTGGAACGCCTGTGGGATCGCCTTGTGGCATTCGATAGCGTCACATCCGGCACTGCGCAACTGGTTTACAAGGCCCACTTGCGCACCTATTCGGTTGAGGGGCTTCGTGAACTGATCGCTACTGGCGGGCGCACCTTTGAGGCGCTGCTAAAGCAGATTGAAATGATTCGTCTGATGCAATCCAACGAGGGGCTGACCCTCATGGATGCAAAGGACAAGTTCGAGTCCCATCAGTACAACTTTGCCGGTCTGTCAGACCTGATCGACAAATTCAGTGAGCAGGTGTGCGGTGCTGTTGAAACGCCGGACATCATTCTCTTCGGGCAGTCGCCTGGTGGGATCAGCAACGGCGATGACACTTCCGTGCGTATCTACTACGACAGCGTGAAGGCTGACCAGGACTCGTGCCTGCGCCCAGGCGTTACAACGCTGTGCGACGTCATTGCCCGCTCCGAGCTTGGAAAGCCATTGCCTGATGGCTTCGCGTTCGACTTCGTGCCGCTCTGGCAACTCAGTGACACCGAGAAAGCCGAGATTGGCGCCAAGGACACGAACTCTGTTGTTGAAGCGTTCAATGCGGAAATTGTTGACCGTGGCACAGCCCTGAAAGAGCTGCGCCAGTCCAGCAACACGACGGGCCTCTGGTCGAACATCACCGACGATGAAATCAAGGCGGCTGAAGATGAGCCGCCACCCGTCCCCGGCGAAAAGGATCTGATCGATGCGCCTGAAAACCCGGGACAAGAAGCGAAGCCGGAACCCGGTCAGGACGAGTAGAGCCGAACGGCAATACCAGTCCTCGCTGTCGCAGGTTGCTCGCCAGGTGGGAAGCATCATCAACGGCTTCCCGCCTGGTGATCCATCGGTCGAGCCGACTATCTCGCACATGCTCAACCGGTATTCCGAGCTGTTGAACGACTGGGCAATCTCGACGGCAAGCAAAATGCTCGTCGAGGTCAACCAACAGGACCGCAAGGCCTGGGCAACTCTCACTGAGCAGATGTCGCAGGCTTTGCGCACGGAGATCCGCACCGCCCCGACAGGGATGGTGATGCAGGGATTGCTGGCCGAGCAGGTCACGCTGATCAAGAGCATCCCGCTCGACGCCGCCAAACGGGTGCACGAACTCACCCTGCAGGGCATTGAGGACGGCACCAGGGCCAGCGAGATTGCCAAAGAGATACATCGCTCAGGCGAGGTATCAGAGAGCAAGGCCAAGCTGATTGCGCGTACTGAGGTTTCCCGAACGGCTGCAACCCTGACCGAGGCCCGTGCCAAGGCTGTGGGCAGTGAGGGTTACATCTGGCGAACCTCCGGTGACAGCGACGTGCGCCATTCGCACGCCGAAATGAATGGCAAGTTCGTTCGTTGGGACTCACCCCCAACCCTAGACAAAATGACCGGCCACGCCGGGTGCTTCCCGAACTGCCGCTGCTATCCCGACCCCGTTATCCCTGAGTGACCCCCTATGCACGTTAGAACCCAAGACGAAGCTGGGCGCTGGTTTGCGCCTGAGCGGTTGAGCGCTCGGCAGCGGATGACGCCTGAGGGCTTCCTGCTATGTGAAGCGGTCCCCATCGCCAGAACCGGGACGCTCGTTTACGACGAAAGCGAACTGGTCAACGACGATGGCCCCATCGTCCAAGGCGGTGCCGGCGGCATTGTGACCATCGAGCGCAACCCCGATGAGGTGTTCCGCCCCGAGACGATTGCCAGCTTTGAAGGCAAACCGGTGACCTTGAGCCACCCGGATGACTTCGTGACCCCGAAAAACTGGCGAGAGCTGAGTGTCGGGATCACCCAAAACGTTCGGCAAGGCGATGGCATCGAAAACGATTTGATGATCGCTGACCTGCTGATCACCGACGCCGAGGCCATCGGGCTGGTCAGGATCATCAATGACCCTGTCACCGGAACCCCAGTGAAGCCTCTGCGCGAAGTGTCCTGCGGATATGACGCTGATTACGAACAACTGGCGGTCGGTCGCGGCCGCCAGATGAACATCGTGGGAAACCACGTAGCCCTGGTAGAGCGTGGCCGCTGTGGCCCGCGATGTGCAATTGGAGATTCCGAAGTGGCCAAGACGACTGATGCAAAAACGAAACGCACTTGGAAAGACCGGGTGCTGACTGCCTTCCGTGCGAAGGATGAAGCGGCGCTGGAAGAAGCCTTGGAAGGGGCCAAAACCGGCGACGAGGAAGAAGATGACGACAAGGATGAAGGCGGCAAAGCCAAAACCGGCGATTCCGCCGCGCTCGCCACCATCCTCAAAACCATGAAGTCCATGGACAAGCGCATGGCCGATATGGAAGCCGAGGTGAAGAAAATCACCGAGGACGGCGACGATGATGACCAGGAGGGCAAGACCAAAGACAACTTGCTCGAGCCTGAACCCGTCAACAAGACTCCCGAAGCGCTGGGCACGGCCTACACCGGTGACGCAGAGGTGATGACCGATCTTCGCTCCCGCGCTGAAGTGCTGGTACCGGGCTTCACCCTGGCCACCCGCGACGCCAAGGTTAAAACCTCGGATCACATTTGCAGTTGCCAGCGTGCGGCACTGACCACCGCTCTGCAAACCGCTGACGGCAAGACCATCGTCGAACCGTTCCTGATTGGCCGTGACATCTCGAAGCTCACCGCGGATCAGGTCTCGGCGGTGTTCGTCGGTGCGTCCGAACTGGCCAAGGCCAGGAACAACAGCGCCGGCAACCGCACATCGATCAACACCAAGGATTTTGGCCGCGCTCCGCTGAGCGTGGAAGAGATCAATAAGCGCAACCGAGAGTTCTGGTCTCCGAACCAGAGCCGTAACTGAGGAAAGACCCGATGAGCAACGCATTTTTGTATCGGATGCCTGCGGGCATTCCCGGCGACGTAACTCGCGCCAGCCAGGCCACGATTGAGCCTGTGTTCCTGAATCCTTCGTTGCCGTTTGCGGGCTACGGCCTATTCGGCAAGATCGTCAGCGGCCAGTTCGTTCCATTCGGTGCGGGCGATGCCGCTGGTGCTGAATACGGCCTGTTTGCCCGGCCTTATCCGATCACTGGTGGTTCCGGCTCTGACCCGCTGGGCACTGCGACACCGCAGACCAAGGGCGTTGCTGATGTCCTGCGCCGCGGTTACATGACCGTGAAGCTGAACGCCGGCACCGCGTCGAAAGACAGCCAAGTCTATGTGCGTGTCGCAGCCGCTGCTGCTGGCAAGCCAATTGGTGGTATCGAAGCCGCCGCCGACAGCACCAACACCGTCGCGATCACCACCGCGTCTTTCATGGGCGCCGCCGATGCCTCTGGCAACGTCGAAATCGCTTACAACATCTAAGGGGAACGCTCGATGAGCAACTTGATTTTGCCGCGCTACAAGCGCGTCCACACTCGCGACGGTCTCATGACGTTCGACGCTCAGACCATCGATTCCACCGGCGTGTTCCTAGTTGGCGAGCTGGAGCGACTCGATCAGACGCTGCATGGCCCACTGGCTACCGTTACCTGGAGCCGCGATATTCAGCTGCGTGAAGACGTCAGCATCGCAGACGAAGTCTCCAGCTTCACCAACAGCACCTTCGCGTCTGTCGGCGGCACCAGCACCACCGGTAAGGCGTGGATCGGCAAGGATTCCACCTCGATCGCCAGCCTGGCACTGGACATCGGCAAGACCCCGAAACCTTTGACCCTCTGGGGTATGGAGCTTTCTTGGACGCTGCCTGAGCTGGCATCTGCCATGCAGCTTGGCCGCCCGGTCGATAGCCAGAAGTTCTCCGGCCTGCAGCTCAAGCACAACATGGACACCGACGAGCAGGTTTACATCGGTGATACCGAGTTGGGTGAAACCGGCCTGGTCAACTCTTCGGTTGTGACCAACGTCAGCAACGCCGTCACCGGCAACTGGGCAACCGCTACCGAAGACCAGATCCTGGCCGACGTGAACGACCTGCTGAACAGCACCTGGTCGGCATCGGCCTTTGCTGTATGTCCTGCCGAACTGCGCCTGCCTCCGCTCAAGTTCAGCCAGTTGGTAAGCCGGAAGGTTTCCAGCGCGGGCAATATCTCGATTATCGAGTACCTGCGTATCAACAGCCTGACCAATGCCCTGACCGGCCGTCCGCTGAACATCCAGCCGCTGAAATGGCTGACCGGTCGTGGCGCATCGGGTACTGACCGCATGATGGCGTACACCAACGAGAAGGATCGCGTTCGCTTCCCTCTGGTACCGCTGCAACGCACCCCGCTGGAATATCGCGGGATTCGTCAGATCACCACTTACTACGGCCGCCTGGGCGTCACCGAAGTGGTCTACCCGGAAACTGTCGGCTACCGTGACGGCATCTAACTGGAGAGCGCCATGAAATTTCTCAATGTGCTCCAAGCCTTCAAGCTGAATTTGGCTGACGGTATCCGCGATTTCGAAGCCGGCCTTCAAGAGGTCGAGGACGATATCGCGGAGCACTGGTATGTGAAGGCCAACACCGAAGTGGTGACGGCCAAGCAGGCCAAGGCTATTCAGGCGGCATCCACTGAGGCCCAAGCGTCTGATTCTGCGGAAGGTGATACTGCCGCAGACTCTTCGGCAAATGCCTCTTCTGATGCCGCGCCGGCGAAGCCCGTCAATCTGGGGTAAATCATGGACGCCACTCAGTTCCGCACGGACTTCCCGGAGTTCACCGACACCACGAAGTACCCGGATTCAGCCGTTAATCTGTGGCTGAATCTGGGGCAGAAAACGCTCAACCCTGATCGGTGGTGCGATTACCTGGACATCGGCCTTGAGTTGTTCGTTGCTCACAACCTCACCATCGCCGCCGGCAACCAGCTTGCGGCGGCTGTCGGTGGTGCTGGCGGACAGGTCAAAGGCCCGCTGACGTCGAAGTCGGTGGACAAGGTCAGTGCGGGCTATGACACAGGTGCTGTAGCGCTTCAGGACGGCGGGTTCTTCAACCTGACCACCTACGGCATCCAGTACCTGCAATTTGCCCGCATGGTCGGGACTGGGGGGATCCAGCTGTGAGCATGAAGATCACCACCGACAACGTGGCAAAGGTGCTGGCATCCATTCAGGAACTCGCCAGCAAACAGGTGCTGGTGGGTATTCCGGCATCCAAAACTGAGCGCGAAGAGGGTGATGACGAACCCATCAATAACGCCCAGCTTGGGTACATACATGAATACGGCGCGCCGGCTTCGAATATTCCGCCGCGCCCTTTCTTAATTCCTGGTGTTGCGCACGCGCAGGACAGCATCAACAACCACCTTCAGAAGGCTGCGAAAGCTGCCATGGACGGCAACGCCGAAAAGGTTGACGTCGAACTCAACGCAACCGGTCTGGTAGCCCAAGCCGGGGCCAAGTTCGAAATCAACAATGGCATCTTCGAAGAGCTGAAGAAGTCCACGTTGGCGGCTCGCCGCAAGCGCGGGCGGACTGGTGTCAAGCCGCTGATCGACACAGGTCAGCTGCGAAACTCCATCACCTACGTGATCCGTAAGAAGGACTGACCATGGCCAATCTCGATGTGTCAGACATCCTGCTTGACCCTGACTTTATGGATACCGGACTGGTTTGCACCAGGTCGGTTCAGACGGTCGGGGAAAACGGCAGGACCACCATCAGCGACGTCAACACCACGTTCGCCGGTGTCGTTACCAGCGACAAAGGCGACTTCCTTGAGCGTCTGGCTGGGCTGGAGCGCAAGAAGGGCTCTATCACCATCCACACCATCTTCCCGCTGACCGCCGGTGAGGGCGATATCACTGCCGATATCGTCACCTGGCGCGGCAAGAAATGCACCGTCTCGAACATCAACGATTACCAGCACTTCGGCCGTGGCTTCGTCAGCGCGACCTGTGACCTTCTTCCTCTGGCGGGATAACCCATGGCGAATACCTCAGCAACCGGTGGCTACCTCGCACCGGCGGGGTCGCCTGCGCCACCAGAAGACGACCAGCTCGAAGATGTTTTGCAGGCGATGGTGGTGGGTATCAGCGGTCTAGCGGGTCAATTTGTCCGTCCGCGCTGGCAGCCGAAGCCACCCAAACAGCCCGAGCCCCAAATCAACTGGTGCGCGATCGGCGTCCACGAAACAAAAACCGTCGCCAATCCGGCCGTTGTCCATGACGGTACCGATGACGGGCATGACACCTACCAGATGCACGAAGAGCTGAACGTGCTGTGCACTTTCTACGGCCCGCAGGCCCAGGCTTACGCCTCGATCTTGCGCGACGGCATCTTCATTCCCCAAAACAGCGAAGCGATCAAAGCGCTTCGTATGGCGTTCGTCGGAGCTTCCGATATTCGCCCTGTGCCCGAGCTGGTCAATCAGCAGTGGGTACGCCGCTACGACCTCTTTATCCAGATGCGCCGCCAAGTGGTTCGCGTCTATCCCGTCCTCAACATCCTGTCGGCAGATCCGTTGATCGTCGTCTGATTAAATCCCGGAGAAAGCAATGCAGACTCTTGCCATTTCGGACGTCGTGAACGTCCAGATCGTCATGTCTCCGAAGGCAGCTGCTACGCGCAATTTTGGCGCGCTGCTGGTCCTCGGTTCGTCGCCTGTGATCGATGTAAGTGAGGGCTTGCGGCCCTACGCGCCTGGTGGCGTTGAAAGCGATTTCGGCACCTCTGCCCCTGAATATCTGGCGAGTAACTATTTCTTCAGTCAGTCGCCGCAGCCATCAATCGTTTACATCGGGCGTTGGGCGAAAACTGCTACTGCTGCGATTCTCAAAGGTGCGGTGCTGTCGGCAGCTCAGCAAGCCCTGGCCAACTTCACTGCGGTAACCGCCGGTGGTATGAAAATTACCGTCGACGGCACGCTGAAGAACCTGACTGCAATCGATCTTTCTGGCGTCACTAACCTAAATGGCGTGGCGTCTGCAATTACCACGAAGCTGGCATCCGCAGCCACCTGCGTGTGGAACGCCACGCAAAGCCGGTTCGAGATCACCAGTGCAACTACCGGTGCTACCTCGACGATCAGCTATGCAGATGTTCCTGCGAGTGGCGTGGACGTTTCGGCTTTGCTTGGTCTGCAATCGGGACAGGCTTCGGCACCGGTGAATGGTGTAATCGCAGAATCCCTTGTCAGTGCCATTTCGCGCCTCGCCGGCATGTCGAACGACTGGTATGGCTTGCTTGTCGCCGATTCAGCATTGGCCGAGGCTGATGTCTTGGCTGCCGCCGCCTACGTTGAGGGGGCCGGTCAAAGCCGCATTTTCGGCTACACCACGCAGAATTCACTGGCGCTCGACCCGGTCAGCACCACGGACATCGCGAGCAAGCTCAAAGCAGCGAACTACAAGCGCACGTTTACTCAGTTCTCAAGCGCTACGCCGTATGCCGCCGCCTCGATGTTCGGTCGGGCATTCACCGTGAACTTCCAAGGCAACAAAACGACCATCACCCTGAAGTTCAAGCAGGAACCCGGCATTGCCGCCGAGAGCTTGACGGAAGGCCAAGCCTCCGCGCTGAAGGGCAAAAACTGCAACGTGTTCGTCAACTACAACAACGACACGGCCATCATCCAGGAAGGTGTGATGTGCAACGGGTACTTCTTCGACGAAGTGCATGGCCTTGATTGGCTGCAGAACGATCTGCAAACCGCCGTCTACAACCTGCTTTACACCAGTCAGAACAAAGTTCCGCAGACGAACGCCGGTATCAACCAGATCGTCACCACTTTGGAAGCCCGCCTGGATCAGGCTGTGACCAACGGTCTCGTTGCACCAGGTCAATGGGGCGGACCAGCGTTTGGCGCGATCACCACAGGCCAGTACCTCACGAAGGGCTACTACGTCTATGCCGCGCCGGTCGATACGCAATCCCAGGCAGATCGCGAAGCACGCAAGGCTCCGGTAATTCAGATCGCCATCAAACTGGCCGGTGCCGTCCACTTCGTCGACGTCATCGTCAACGTCAACCGCTGATCGGAGCTGATCACTTATGACCACTTATAGCTTTCTCGATGTAAACGCGACTTTGGTCGGCGCTGGTGCTGTAATCGACCTTGGCGCCGGCTCGGCGAACGCCGAAGAGGGTATTACGATTTCCCGGGTGGACGACAAGAACACCATGCTCACTGGGGCCGACGGCGAAGGCATGCACTCGCTGCACGCCGCAAAGTCCGGGACCGTAACCCTGCGCTATCTCAAGACCTCCCCAACGAACGCCAAGCTGATGGCCCTGTATGACGCACAGGGCCTCAGTTCTTCGCTGTGGGGCCAGAACGTCATCACAGTCACGAACAGCGCCAGCGGTGATGCAACTGGCTGCCGCAGCTGCGCATTCAAGAAGGCGCCGGACCTGAGCTACAAGAAAGACGGCGATATCGTCGAGTGGGTTTTTGACTCCATAAAAATCGACACAATCCTTGGTACTTACTGATGAGCGAATTTGAACTGGGCGCCGATTCCTTCCGAATCGGCAAGCTGAACGCCTTTCAGCAGTTCCACCTTTCCCGCAAGGTGGCACCGATGATTCCAACGCTGATTCCGGTATTTCTGAAGCTTGAGGCATCGGCGCAGGCCGCAAAAGCGGCACAGCAGGCTAACCCGGTAGCAACAGAGGTTCCGCCCAATGGCGCTGCTCTGAATCCATTGAGCGGTGATCTTGGCGCACTGGCTGAGCTCATGCAGCCATTCGCCGAAGGCATCGCCTCGATGCCGGATGAAACGGCGGAGTTCATCTTGTCGACCTGTTTAGCAGCCGTGCAACGTAAGCAAGGGTCCACGTGGTCACCTGTCTGGAACACCAAGCAGAATGTTTGCATGTTCGATGACATCGACATTGGGCTTATGCTGAAACTGGCCGTGCGAGTCATCACCGAATCTCTGGGCCCTTTTTTACGAGGGATGCTTACCGGCCGGAGCACTCCCAAGGGCTGACGGTCGAACTCGCGAAGATGCCCAACGGTGAAGACTTTCTGCTGATGCCGGTCCATGAAGGAATGTGCCGCTATGAGTCCCTGCTTGACGGGACTCTAGACCTATCCGACATCGCAAAAATGAATGATTCGATACTGGTCCGCGCCGAAAACAAGGAGCGGGTGCGCAGGGCTTTGGAGAATTAAATGGCCGATCAAGACGTCATAAAAGAGTTCTTGGTCAGCCTGGGGTTCAAGGTTGATCCAAAGGGCTCGAGGGAATTTGTAAACGGTATCGACACCGCAACCAAAAGCGTTATCACGCTGGTGACGGTAATTGCTGGCGCATCGCTCACCGTGGCAGCAGGTGTATCAGCGTTCGCATCCAACCTTGAGGGGCTGTATTTCGCTTCCCAAAGAGTTGGGTCATCAGCTGAAAGCCTGAAGTCTGCCGAGTATGCCGCGCGCGACCTTGGCGCTTCGGCGGACGAGGCACGCGGCTCGATCGAGGGCATTGCCAAATTTCTGCGCGACAACCCGGGCGGCGAAGACTTTCTAAAAGGGATCGGGGTTCAGACGCGTGATGCCAACGGCAACTTGCGGGACACCGCTGACATGCTGGTCAACATTGGCCAGAAGCTGAAGGCAATGCCGTGGTACCAGGCGAATCAATATGCTGGCGTGCTCGGCATCGATGAGCGCACGTTGCGTGCCGCCATGGACGATAAGTTTGGCGCCAAGCTTGAACAGAACCGGAAGAAGCTCAAGGACAGCGGTCTAGACCAAGCCACCAAGGACGCGCACTCGTTCATGGAAGTGCTGCGAAGCATCGGGCTGCAGTTCGAGACATTCTCGATACAGGTCCAAGCGGCGTTGATGGGTAAGCTCGGCCCTGACCTGCAGCGCTTTTCGGTGTGGTTCCAGCAGAACGGCCCGATGATCGCCGATCGGATCGCTGATATCGCGGTCAAGCTGATTGATTTCGCCGAGAAGTCGGGGCCGTACCTCCAGAAGATTTGGGATTTCTTCGTCAAGCTAGATGAGGCTACAGACGGCTGGAGCACTCGCATTATCGTTTTGCTTGGGCTGCTAAATGCGCTTGGTGCGCTATCGCTTGTCAGCGGCATTTCACGGCTGGCTGGTTCGTTTCTCGGGTTGGGCAGCTCGATCGCCGGGCTCTCTGGTGCTGCTGCCATCCTGACGCCGCTGGCTGGTGCTGCTGCTCTGCTTTACTCGCCCACGCTGAATGATGGCGAAGACAAAATTGTCGATCAGATCAGGGAGAAACAAGGGTTACCCCCGCGTGAGGGCCAGGTAAACGAACAAGGAGAGCCTCTTTATGAGGGGCAGACCAAGGAACAGGCATCACGTGAGCGTGCGATGGCAGATGCTTGGCGAAAAAGTCAGGACGTCGACAAGGACAAGTCGAACTTCGTATCTGACTTTTTCGAGTCGATGGGATGGACGAAGGAACAATCCGCCGGCATCACGGCCAATCTGGCCACCGAAAGCAACTTTGATCCGAAAGCCCGAGGTGATTGGGGACGCGCTCGTGGTGTTGCTCAATGGCACGACGACCGCCAGCGCGAGTTTGAGAAGTGGGCTGGCTTCGATATCAAGGACGATCGCGCCGACCTGGTGAAGCAACTTGAGTTTGTTCATTACGAACTGACCCAAGGGGCGGAAAAGAAGGCTGGCAACCTGCTGAAAGCGACTCAAAACGCCGAGGACGCTGGCGCCGTTGTATCGCGCCACTACGAGCGGCCGAAGGATACGGAGCGCGAAGCATCGGTGCGCGGGGCCCTGGCTGCTCAGCTCAACCAGACGACCAACATCACCGTCAACGGTGCCACCGACCCCGCCAGTACTGCTACAGCGGTGAGTGGGGCTCAGAACCAAGTCAACCAACAAATCGTCCGCAACATGAATACGGCGGTGCAATGACATGCCGAACTTTGCAGGCTTCATCACCATCGATCCAAAGCGCTCGATCGACACCATCGTTGCTCACGTAACCCTGGAGGAAATTGGCAACGACGAGCTGCACATCACCGAGCACCCTGTCGAGCTTGGGGCAAACATCACCGACCACGCTTTCAAGAAGCCGCCGGATCTACTGATCCGATGCGGTTGGAGCAATGCCAGCCTTGCCGGTGTGCTCGGTGGTGTGAAGGGCCTGATCACGGCGCTACAGGGCGGTGATGCGTTCGGCTCTGACTATGTGTCCGGGGTTTACAACCAGCTGCTGGCGTTGCAGGAATCGCGCGTACCGTTCGATGTCGCAACGGGGAAGCGCCTCTACACGAACATGCTGATGCGCAGCCTTGGCGTAACCACTGATCAAACCAGTGAATACACGCTGATGGTAACGGCGGTGTTCAAGCAGATCCTCATTACTGAAACCCAGGCGACAACGCTGCCGCCCAAGGATGACCAGGTGCAGCCGGAGTCGACCGCTGAAACATCGGATACCGGCACAAAGCAGGTAATAGTCGGTGTTCCAGCGCCTGGCGGATGGCAGCCACCCAACGGATAAGCCCATGGCCAACTTTGAAATCCCGCTGACGCCGAGCCCTCAAACCTTCACCGTTTCGTTATCTGGCACTGAACACAGGCTCACGGTGCAGTGGCGAAACGCCGACGGCCTGGGCTGGGTGGTGGATATCTCCGATATCAGCGGCAACCCGATCATTCAGGGAATACCTCTAGTAACTGGCATCAACCTGCTTGAGCAATACGCCTATCTGGGGTTCAACGGTGTGCTTTGGGTGCAAACCACAGACGATCCTGATGCTGTGCCTACGTTCGATAACCTGGGCGTCGGATCGCACCTCTACTGGTTCACGGAGTAACAATGAGCGTTCCCCAGTACCTGAGAAAAATCAGCCTGAAGATCGGTAACGATCAAAAGGCGCTGGATCTTTCTGATATGCGCATCCGGTTTGCGGTCCGTCGGGGTGACTTCAGAACCCCAAACTCAGCCGACATCAGGATATACAACCTGAGCGAAAACACTGTGAAGTGGGTTCAGCGTGAGTTCACCCGGGTTGTTCTTCAAGCTGGGTACGCAGGCAGCTACGGGGTCATTTTTGACGGGACGATCAAGCAGGCTAGGCGTGGCAGGGAGAGTCCGACCGATACCTACCTTGATCTCACGGCGGCGGATGGCGACAGCGCCTACAACTTCGCCGTGATGAATGTGACGCTTGCCGCTGGCTCGACGGCGAATGATCACCTTCAGCAGGTTCTACAGTCGATGGCATCCCGCGGCATTACGATGGGCGAGTCACCGGCCTTGTCGGCCAACAAGCTTCCGCGCGGGAAAGTCTTCTATGGGATGACTCGAGATTTTCTCGACATCCTTGGCAAAACGCAGGACGTGAGCTGGAGCATTCAAGACGGAAAACTGACACTGGTGCCGAACAATGCCTATCTACCAGGTGAAGCGGTCGTCATTACTTCGGCCACCGGCATGATCGGCCTGCCGGAGCAGACCCAGAACGGCATCAACGTCCGGACGCTGCTCAACCCGGGAATTAGAATCGGTAAGCAACTCCACATCAACAACACGAGTATTCAGCAGTATCGATTCGGCCTGAGCGTCAATGCGGGCACATCAAACGGCTTTGTTGCGCAACAGGCGAAGATTACGGATGACGGGTTCTACAAAGCATTTGTTGTCGACCACTACGGCGACACCCGTGGAAACGATTGGTACACCGACACCATTTGCCTTGCGATCGATTCAACAGTACCGCTTGGATTGCTGCCACAAACGGGCGGCGTCGGCCCGGTCGGATCGGTCAAGCCATACGGTTAAGGGCACATCCCCACTGCCTGGGCGTAGCGAGAGCCCTGATTTGGTGACGCGGTTACCGTCGCGGTTCCGCTTTTGGCCAGGTCTGCGGTGACGTAGGCGTTGGGTGGCGCAAAGCTCTCACTGCCGTCCTGTCTCACGACAAGATATGAGCCGTCCAGATGCTTGCCCCAGCATCCCTTGAGGGCCAAGGCCGGCCCCGCGCCGCTCACAAAGGTGTAGGCGCGCAGGTCCTTTGCGTGGGCCAGCGGCAGATCGCACTGGCGGTCCTGGTAGAGCACCTCCTGTGGTGCGGCGATAGGGAATTTATCCCCGACGCACTGATGCCCCTTCGCGGTCTGCACATACACGATTTCAGCACTGGCCATCGCCGGCGCTATCAGCATGCCAATCAAAATCAACTTTCTCATGGTGACTCTCCATGGATTCACGCGAGCGTATGAACGACCCGGTTGTCGCAATGACGGTCGCTCTTGGTGGGTGGCAGTCGAAATTGCAGACGGCTATCCCGGGAATAATTCAGTCTTTCGATCTGGAGTCTATGACCTGCACGGTTCAGCCGGCAATCAGTGGAAAAATCCGGGACGAGACCGGTGCGGTAACTGGAACAGAATTGCCCCTGCTGGTCGATTGCCCCGTTCAGTTTCCGGCGGGTGGCGGATGCACGCTGACCTTTCCTGTGAAGGCAGAGGACGAATGCCTGGTTGTGTTCTCGTCGCGCTGCATTGATTCCTGGTGGCAGTCGGGCGGCATCCAGGCTCAGCCTGAGTTGCGCATGCACGACCTTTCGGACGGTTTCGCGCTGCTGGGCTTCAGATCATTGCCCAGGGTGATTCCAAGCATCAGCACGTCGGCCGCGCAGCTGCGCACCGACGATGGTGCGGCGTTTGTTGAGGTCGACTCTGTCAGTCACGCGATCAACATCACCACCACAGCACCAATCAATGTGACTTCGACCGCTTCGGCAAATGTGACGGCGCCAGTTATCCACCTCGCGGCGGCCGGCCAGACCCTGTTGAAGTTCATCACTGAGGCGTTTCAAGCGCTTTTCAACGGCCACACCCACGCTTCTGCCGGAGCTGGCGTTCCCAACCAGCAAATAACCGATGACCACATGACCACGACGGTGAAGGGCGGCTGATATGCGCTACCGAAAGCTCGACGCTGATGGCGACTATTCATTCGGCAACCAGCAAGCCGACTTCTACCGCGATTCTCCTGAGGCAGTGGCGCAGGCGGTCAGCACCAGGTTGAGGCTCGATCAAGGCGAGTGGTTCCTCGACAAAACCGAGGGCATGCCCTGGAAGTCCCAAGTTCTTGGTGAGCGCACTGCTGCGACCCGTGACGGCGCCGTTCAGAAGCGAATTCTTGGCACTGAAGGACTGACCCAAATCGACAGCTACGACAGCAATGTCGACCCCGATACCCGCAAATTTACACCGACGGTGACAGTCACCACGGATTACGGGCAGACGACCATCAGCGAGACACTCTAAATGGCCTCTCCAACTGCAGCGACGATCACTGCGACAGGCATTACGGCGCCGACTTATGCCGAAGTTTTGGCCTACCTAAAGTCGAAATACCGATCCATTTACGGCGCCGACACTTACCTTGAGGCGGATTCGCAGGACGGGCAGTTCCTGTCTGTAATCGCCCTTGCTATCAGCGATTCCAATGCTTCTGCGATCGGCTCTTATCTTTCGTACTCGCCGGCCACCGCCCAGAAGGCGGCACTGTCCAGTAACGTGAAGATCAACGGCATAAAGCGTTCTGTGCCGACCAACTCGCAAGCCGATCTCACCATCATCGGGCAGGCCGGGACTGTCATCACTCAGGGCGTCGCGGAGGACCAAAGCAATAATAAATGGGCCCTTCCTGATGTTGTGATCATCCCGCCTTCGGGATCGATCATCGTTACGGCAACCTGCACCACGCTTGGTGCTGTGTCGGCGGGGCCCGACCAAATCAACAAAATATCGACCATGACGCGCGGCTGGCAGAGCGTGACAAATGTGTTTGCCGCAAGTGCCGGCGCGCCAGTTGAGACCGACTCCGCGTTGCGTGGGCGGCAGAAGACGTCTACCGCTCTTCCGTCGCGGACAGTTCTCGAAGGCACTATCGGCGCAGTTGCCAGCGTCCCAGGCGTCACCAGGTGCGTGGCTTATGACAACGACACCAACGTCACCGATGCAAACGGCATCCCGGGAAATCACCTGGCCATGGTTGTTGAAGGTGGTGATGCAACTGCAATCGCGATGGCTGTTGCAGCGAAGAAAGGCCCAGGAGGTGGGACGTACGGAACGACTTCAGTGACCGTGCCGGATGCTTATGGAAATCCGATCACCATTAATTTCTTCCGGCCGACATATCGCGCCATCGCGGTAGCTGTGTCGATCAAAGCGCTGACCGGCTACACCACGGCGACCGGTACCGCTCTGCAGCAAGACACCTCCGACTACGTGAATCAAGTAGCGATCGGCGGTGGCCCCAGCGGCACAGTTGAATGGGCTGATGCTCTAACGGCCGCTAACAGCGTGCCAGGCAGCCCAACATTCAAACTGACGGCGCTATCTCTTTCAGGGCCTGGCGGTGCCGGTACTCCAGACGTGCCACTGGCATTCAATCAAGCAGCTTCCTGCGCGCCAGCGAGCGTTGTCCTGACGGTGACCTGACATGGTTGATATCACGGATTACACCGGAAAAATCACAAGCCAGCATTCCGACAAACCAAAGTTTATGGCGATGGTCGAGGCCGTCGCCCAGTGTTTTGTCGATGTGAATTTGGTTACGGCTGAATTGCCCGAGGACTTTGATCTCGATTCTGCGGTCGATGCCCAGTTAGACGATGTTGGGTTATGGGTGGGCGTGTCGCGGAACATCCCCATCCCGCTGACAAACGTTTATTTCGCTTTGGATACGCCAGGGTTGGGGTTTGATCAGGGGGCTTGGAAAGGTCCTTTTGACCCTGCAACAGGGATCACAACCCTCGATAACGAAACTTATCGGACGCTGATCAGGGCGAAGATTGGTGCAAACCATTGGGATGGAACTCTGCCTCATGCAAAACAGATTTTAGAACTGATCTTCAGCGAAGACTCTTTGGTGTTCATGCAGGACAACCAGGACATGACGATAACTATCGGTGTGGCTGGAAAGTCTCCAAGCGCGATTGAACTTGCATTGCTCACTGGCGGTTACATCCCCCTCAAGCCGCAAAGCGTCGGCGTCAGATATTACATAGCCCCAACTGTCGACGGCCCGCTCTTCGGGTTTGACGTCTCCAATCAATACATCGCCGGTTTCGATCAAGGGAACTGGGGAAAAATCTACTCATAACTCGGGGTTCTTATGCCAACGAATGACTTTTTGCCGTTCGGCTCTGCCGTGGGCGCTAATGTGCTGTCCCAAGCGGACTACCTTGCACTCGCTGCCAGGTTAAGCGGGTTCGCTTCTGGTACTGCCAACTCGGCTCAGCTCAACAAAACGTGGCGCCAATCGGCAATCATGGCCGCAGTTTTGGGCCAGTTTATTGCCGATCAGTCTGGGCAGAATGCCGTTGATGATGGGACCACCGTCACTCTGGTGGCCAACCTGTTGACGGCAATTCGCGCCGCCACACGTCAATCCACGATCTTGGCCGACACCGGCACAGCGAACATCTACAGCGCTGTGAACTCCCCAGTTCTTGCAGCTTTGCCGGCAACTGGTTACAGCCAGCGAATCAACATCGCCAACGCAAATACCGGCGCGTCCACTTATGCCCCTGACGGACTTACGGCAAAGCCAATCTATGGCCTTGCCCTTCAGCCATTGCAGGGCGGTGAGTTGCCGGCTGGTGTCGCGGTATTGATGTACCTGGTGCAGGCCGGCGTAAACGGTGGTAACGGCGCATGGATCATTATCGAATCGCTGGGTGGCGCCTCCCAAGTTGCTCCAGCCACGAAAAGCCAGCAGGCCATGCAGCTTGGCCAGGCGACCGGGCGTCTTATGGGGCTGCCGCAGGTCTTCTTGGCAAGTGGCACCTATACGCCCACACCTGGGATGACATCGGTTATTTTCAAAGTTCAGGGTGGTGGTGGTGCAGGTGCCGGATTGGCCACCCCAAGTGCGGGGAACATTAGTCTCGGAGCTCCCGGGTGTTCAGGCTCGTACGCCGAGGGTCGTTTCTT